AACATTTGATACAGCTGATGTTTTACTTAATGTGACTGGCTCAGAAAAATCAGTTAGAGATTCTTTGAGAAGTCTTACTGAAGCATCATTAATTAAAATAGTAACCGAAAGGCATCACTATAGGACACGAGTCTACTCCGTGTCTGGAAAAGGAAGAGTAGCAATTAATAAACTTTATAAATCAATTAAAACATTAGATTATTATGATGGTAACTGGAAAGCTCAAATTCAAATTTGAGGAAAAAAAAGTAAGCGACAAATTTAAGTTGCGTGAGTTTGTATTGATAACAGATTTTGATGGAGACTATCCTCAGTCTGTTATAATGCAAGTAACTCAAGATAGGTGTGACATTCTTGACAACTATAAAGTTGGGGATGTTATTGATGTTATGTTTAACTTACGAGGACGTGAGTGGACAAACCCAGAAGGTGCTGTAAAATACTTCAACACCTTAGAAGCTTGGAAGATTAAAGGTGAATCTTCTGAGGAGACTCCAGCCAAAGCAACAGCAGAGGCTAGTGGAGACCTTCCTTTCTAGTTTTTGGTTAAACTAGTTTAGTTAATAGTTTGATTATGGGAGGGGGAAACTCCTCCCTTAATTTTTTAAGTCAATACAATGAGAGATAACAATACATTTTGGTTCAAGCATTACGCAACAAATTGGAACAGCATGGAGGTTGAGTCTATGATGTCTGTTTATGGCGCTGAGGGCTATGGATTCTATTACATATTATTGGAGTCATTATGTTTAGCTCCAGGTAACAAAATAAACATATCAAAGAAGGGTGTTCTGAAAGCATTATCCAAAAGAATGCAGTGTGATGAAGAAACTGCTTTAACATTTATTAATGATTGTGTGTCTGAATTTGAGCTTCTTTCAAAGAGTGATGATGTGATATGGTCAGAATATATCATGGAGTCGTTGGAGGCTGCCAATAAAAGAAGGGAGACTGCTAAAAAAGGAGCTGTAGCAAGATGGTCAAAATCTACAGACAATAGCGATGAAGATGGCTTCGATGAGTTTTGGGAATCTTATGGCAAAAAGGTTGGTAGAGCAAAAGCTTTGTCTTTATGGAAAAAGTTAAGCAAGGCAAAGAGAAAGTCTTGCATGGACTACATACCAGGATATGTTAAGTCTAGACCAGACGTTCAATATAGAAAAAACCCTGAAACATTTTTAAGAAATGAATGTTGGAATGATAAGATATACGATAATACAAAGAAAGAAGAGGTAGTAAAGAATGCTAGTTCGGATGAAATAACAAACGCATTTATGTAGCATGATAACAAGAGCAGATTTAAATACAATAGGTGTTGACTATACTGGCAGATGGGCTGTTGAAATTAAAACAAAGTGTCCCAAGTGTTCGAATGAAAGAAAGAAAAAGTCAGAGCCATGCCTTGCTATAAACACAAGAGAAGGAGTTTATCACTGCCATCACTGCGGGTGGGGTGGTTCTATCAATAACGATAATGATTCGGGACAAGTTTATGTCCGACCAGAAATATCACATAACAATACAAAGTTATCAGATAAAACATTAGAATACTTTAACTCTAGAGGAATATCCGAAGACACTGTTAAGAGAAATCAAATAACAGAGAGTAAAGAGTATATGCCTGGTTCTGAGGGTAAAAGACTAGCTATAAACTTTAACTACTACAGGAATGGTGAATTAATTAATATAAAATACAGAGACTCCAGCAAGGCTTTTAAACAGACTGCTGGTGCTGAAAAAATATTTTATGGTTTAGATGATATAAAAGGAGAAAAAGATGTAATCATAGTTGAGGGTGAGTTTGACAAACTAGCTTTTGAGGAGGCTGGATACAAAAACTGCATTAGTGTTCCTGATGGCGCTCCAAATAAAAATGCTAAAAATTTAGACAATAAATTCAACTATCTTGATAATTGTTATGACTATCTCTCTGATGTAGAAAATATATATATTGGCGTGGATAATGACGACAACGGTAGAAGATTGCTTGAAGAGTTAAGCAGAAGACTTGGTAGGGACAGATGTTTAATAATAGATTTTCCTGAAGGATGCAAGGATGCTAATGATACTATTATCACCTACGACCCAGCCGTTCTTGATGAGTGTGTTCAGAATGCTAGACAGTATCCTATTGAAGGAGTGTTCTCCGTTAGAGATGTTCAAGACCAAATGCTTGATGTTTTTGACAATGGAAAGAAGAAAGGTATGACCACTGGATATGATGAGCTAGACCCTCATTATAAATTTAGACTATCAGAGTTTGATGTATTCACTGGTATACCTGGCCATGGTAAAACTTCCTTTGCTCTTCAGCTAATGATGAATGCATCTATACTTTACGGCTGGAAGTGGGGTGTGTTTTCTCCAGAAAATTATCCAATCAATGAGCTTTTCGATGGACTGGTTGAGGTCTATGTGGGTAAAACATCTGACTTGGATTCACCAACAAGAATGTCAAAAGAAGAATATATAAATGGTATTAACTTTTTGAAGAAGCATTTTTTTGCTGTATATCCTGAGAAAGATTTTGCAATGACTAGTGTTCTTGAGAAGTTTAAATATCTTGTAAGAAGCAAGGGTATTAAAGGCGTTTTGATTGACCCTTTTAATCAGCTTGACCACGACTTCAAGGGTAAGAGCGAGGCTAACTATATTGCTGATGCTTTGAATTCTATCAGAAGGTTTACAAAGGCTCACGATTTAAAGTTTATGGTTGTTGCTCATCCTATAACAATGAGAAGTGTAAGTGCTGGAAGTGGAGACAACGAGGTTCCTACAGCTTACAGGATTGCTGGTGGAGCTAACTGGTTTAACAAAGCAGATAACATTATATGTGTTCATAGACCAAACCCAAAAGACTTTCACGACACGACAACAAATATACACGTGCAAAAGATAAAGTTTCAAAAGCTTGTAGGAGTTCCTACTGGAGAGCCAGTTGTGTTGAGATACCACAGGCCTTCAGGTAGATTTACTTCTTTCACTGGTCAGTATCCTTTATCAAATAAAATAGTATCAATCGCAGAGCAATCAGTTCTGCCTTATTAAAATTATATGGGAAGTTACGATTTTGAATCAGATTTAAAATATGGTGAAGATGGCGAAAAGATAGTCGCACTTTTTCTATCCCTTCAAGGCTTGCCTTTTCTAGGATACAACAAAGACTACAGATATGACTTGAGGCATTACTCACCATCAAAAGACCAAGAGCTATTGTTTGAGGTTAAGACTGATGATTACTGCACTCCAGAGTCAGACACTGGCAACATCGCTGTAGAGATAGAGTATAAATCAAAGCCTAGTGGCTTATCAAAAACTTATGCGCAGTGGTTTGTTTACTACTACAAACACTTAAGCGAAGAGAACTTATGGATGATACAGGTTGACAACCTGAAGGAGCTGATTAAAAATAATAGAGACAAAGTGAAGATTGTTTACGGAGGTGATAACAATGAATCAAGAATAGTTCTTATACCTAGAAATCAGTTTAGAGACCATTTTGGTGTTGATAGTATAAAGAAAGAAAAGATATGAGAAGAAAAAGAAAACCTCCAAAGATTAAAAAGATAATACAGAATGGTATTAAATTTGATTCTAAACTAGAGCAATACTTTTATAATTTATTAAAAAAGGAAAAGATACCTTTTGTTTTTCAAGAAAAGTTTATACTGCTAGAAAAGTTTAGATACAATAATTCAGCT